CTGACCATCTTCCGACTTGATATCATACACATGCACATTCTTCATATAATACTCCTTTTGGCTGGCTCCACAAAAACACACGACCGGTTTGGATAGGCACAGACTCTCCCCAGCTTATCCATTTTACCTAGATTACCTATCTTACGCAGACATCCCATCTACCCCATTCCCCGCATCTTGCCTAATCTTCCTAAGTTCGCAGCTTATGTATTCTGCGTAGACTAGCCAATCTATCGTCTCTTGCTCAGGTTGTATATACTCTCTATCGTCTACAATTTTACTCATATGATCCTCCTAGTGTAGTCTACCCTATGTATCGACACCTGTCAAGCACTTTCTTTAGGTAAAAACTCGTCGTAAGTATATGGTATTAAAGGACTTATGACAAATTTTCCCCGCCCGCCGCGTCGTAAGTCCTTACGCCACAAGGGTTTACGTCTAACGTGGAGGAAGTTGCTCAATTTTCTTGAGTGTGTCTGCTACCTCTTGAAAATCAAGAAATCCGATCACATCGTTTGTAATACCCGTGTCGTATACAATATCGCTATTGTGCAGGATAGCAATCTCAAATAGTCCACGATCACTACCGTAGCTCATATCATTACATACAATGCTCGCGGTATAACCGTTGTCAAACTCTACAAACTTTTGATATCCAAGGTTCATATATACTTTCTATTTAAAACTTACCAGTAAAATCAGAACTAATTCCCAACGCCTCTTGAACATCACTATCTTCAAGAATGTCTTCATCCATCATAAAATCCATATCATCAAAGAACATTTCCAGTTCTGGTTGTCCATCATGCGTCATGAGCGAAGCAAAACTGTACAACATGAAATAAGCCGTAGCCTGAACCCACGATTCGACGCAATCAGAGTGCAACTCAATAGTATGACGATTGTTATATACATATTCAATTGCTGCACACTTGGTGTTATCGTTCATTTCACACCATACTGGAATGTTATCATTGTGAGCGTTCAACTCTACGCCCAGTTCATTGTTCTTTTTCCAATCCTTATAATCCTTATAAGTGGCTTCGATCATACCGGTTGCAATTTTACGATAGTTCATCAGAAATCCTCCCCATAGTAATCGTGGAAAGCGTCAATGTCATCCCCATACGATCCGTAATCCTCATCCGTTCCCCATCCGCAGGAAGTCATTGCGGAATCGTGATCACCATCCATACTATCGTCATGGTAATCGTGGTAATCGTCATAGTTAGAATCATCCTCATCGCCAACGAGCGACATATCATCATCATCGTAAGCGTTATCGGCATCAAACAGTGGGTCAGGGTGGCTCATGTTATTAGTCCTCAAGAGTGGTTGCGAAATAGAAAAAACAAACGTAGGCAATAATACAAACTATCGGCATCACACATACTCCTCTGGTACAAATTCTTCCACAATACCAACAACATCAGCCCAATCCCAAAAATCCACGTTCACGCTAGGATCGTCAATCGGCTCGACCATCGGCTCGACAACATCAGCATCGGCAAGAGCGGCGAGAATCGCGTTGACATCATCAAAATCGTATCGCATGGTTTCTTTCTCCTTGTGAATTGATTCTATACCTAAGATCGGCAACTGTCAAGAGGAAACTTTATTTTTATTTTCAACCATTTCCGCATAGAGCTTTTTCAGAAACTCCACACGATTGCTTGCAACGTTCTTTTGGATGTTCATCTGTTCACGATTGATTCTCACAACCGCGTTGTTCATTCTCACTACAGTCTTTTGATATGCGTTCATTTCTTTTTTCCTCATGTGATTCATTCTACAGTATATATCGGCACTTGTCAAGGATAATCTTCAGAGAATTTTCGAAATATTTTTGGCACGGCTTTTGCGTCATGATTTGACGTAAGTGTATGTCAGCAAAGGACTTACGCTTCGCGGGGCGGCGGCGATTCGCCCTAAGTCCTTGTGGTATATAGACTTAGAGCGAGTGTCGCGTTTTTTAGAACATGCAGGCCATGCCCGTACTGTACAAAAGTCTACCGAAAATCGAACGGTAGCAATCCTTCACACGTTCAGCGTAAAAGTTACGAATTTCACCGTTTGACAATTCGCAAGTCACAAGCGTATTAGTACGCTGAAACTCTGGATCAAACAAACGATAATCACTCGTTACATTCAACCTATGGATATGATCTTTCATATCACGCTTTGAGATTACCTTGGCAAGATAACGCTCGTACTCTCCCGTGAGAGGCTGGAGATAGTGGAAGTTGTACACTTCACCAAGATTCGCAGAAGACAACGAACCGTACACTCCGCGATACACACAATAGATCATCGTGCAAAACAGAAAGAACACAACAGCACACAACACAACATAATCACTCATACTTAAAAACCTCTTTTGCTAATTGAAAAACACTTACAACAGTCTACCATACTTATCGGCACTTGTCAAGCAAAACTTTCATCCCAATATTCTTTCATTTCGTCAAGGTCGATACCGCTATCATTCCACGCTACATTATCAGCAGTTTCCAGAGAACCCATCTCTCTCATGTTTTCTACGAACTCTGCATAGTCACTACAATCCTTTGCAAAGTTATAAAGCCCCTCGTCGTTACCAATCCACAAACAAACGTTCCACGTTGCATAATTTGCATAGCCGTTGTACTTGCTCATGTTATACCTTTACAATTCCAAGAATGTCACAGTTGTTAATATACCACGCCATACGCCGCAAGCTATTAGTTGTAACCAGCGTTTTCAATTGTTCATCGCACAACGCATATCCTTCTGACTTTATAAGAACGTGCAAATCATTCTCACGGGCCATCTTTGCTACTTCTTTTAATGTTAATGTATCCACTTTATCCCTTTCTGCTCGCTAATCCGGCCAGATTGGCCCAGACTACTAAATCCCCTCAATCCGCGAAAGCGCTCAGTTCGTGTCTCATGACTACGTTATACTGTTTAGCCAATTCTTCCACTCTTTCTCGACTGCCCGGTTTTCCTACCTTTACAATCATCTTATCTTCACCGCCAACATATCGCGGATCGACACTTTCAGTCTTACGCTTTCCGATATTCTTGAGAGCGGTACGATTGAACTTGATTACCTTTTCAACTTGTACCATTTCACCATCGATGCTCTTGACAACGGTGGGAAGTGCAATTCCAAGGAAACACAGACGAGCTTGACGCTTTGCTTTTTCAATGATGGGAAACTTGTTTTTCATTTTCTTTCTTTCTCTTTCTTGTTTTTGTATTATACCAGAATATTTTTCTTTGTCAAGCCCTATTTTTTGGCAACCAGATCGATTTTTACGATTTCTTTGGTATCGAAACCCTGAGAACGCATGTATGCGTAAACTGCACGATCACTACCACAACGATAAACCCTATAGGCTTTTCCATTCTTCATGTGTACGAGATGATCGTAGATGTAGATAGGCTTGAGGGATTCGGTAAAAGTCTTGATATTCATTTTCTTTCTCTTTCTTTCTTCTTTTTCTTCTTTTTCTACCTCTATATAGTGCATCTTCCGTGCCAATCAAAAAAAGATTTTTGTGCCATTTTTCCCGTGAAAAACACACTATGCCAGAGTGGCAGTGTAGCATTTTGCTTCAGCGTTTTGCATTTTGCATTGCATTTTGCAATTCGTCGTAAGTCGTTGGTAGCAAAGGAGTTACGTCAAATTTGGCCCGCCCGCCTTGTCGTAAGTCCTTATGCTGTAAGGAGATACGTCGCAAGGCAACCAAGAAAGAATGAGAAGCCCCACAAGCTATACATCTGTTCATTCGTCATTGTCGTGGTTTTCCAATTCGTAGATCATTTTCATAGTGGTATAGCACAATGCTACACCTACGATATATCCAAGAGTCACACTCACAAAATCTACACTGTACATCCTTGCACCTTTATTTGTTAGTCGCCATATCCAACCCAAAAATCATCACCCTTATCATTCTTCATGAGGATGAATCCACGCTCTCTCATCTCATCATATTCCTTGAAACGCTGCCATATTTCGCACAACGTTTCCATTGCCGTAAGGAAAGCACCCATTACACACATCACGGCATACTCAATTTTTGCAAACATGTTTTTCTTTCTAGACGTTGGACGGAACTTGCGAACGATAATACTTAGCCCACAATTCATCTACCACGAATTGCACAACGCGATCATGCGAACCGCGACAAACGTAATATCCCATGTGGATATCAAACAAGGCAAACGTACCATCCTCTTTCGGGTGATAGGTAAATCCACACTTGTAAGCGTAGGCGTTGATTTTACCCTTAATCGTTTTAGTCTTAGGAGGCTTTCTCATTTCTTTTCTCTTTCTTTCTTTCTCTCTTACTTCTTATATCGACATTATACCAAGAATTCTTGAGATTGCAAGCGAAAAATTCCAAGAATATTGTCAAGAGAATTTGACATTGTTTTCCCCTAGAATACCTCATATTGGCACACCATTTGCTCTATGCAACTACTGTGCCATACGCTGCGCTACCCGATTATATAGGGAAATACGTCGTAAGTCTATACTACATAAGGAGTTACGTCAAGTGTTCGCCGCCCGCCTCGCCCTAAGTCCTTACGCTGTAAGGTTTTACGTCTACCATATCCATGTCTTATCATCCTTGACATTCATACCATCTACGTATGGTGTACCATCGTTCAGATACCATTCACCCTTCTTCTGGTACACACGTACAGGTGAATACTTGTTCATCCTATCCTTAGTGGTACTGCTATACCATCCACCCGTATTGAGCGTTGCACTGTTATCTGGATGAATACGTACAACAGTCGTACCATGCAGCATAATACCTACGCTACCATCGGGCAATATCTCTGCATATGTATTGTTACCTACCTTGCGTGTGTTACGCTTAGTCTTACCATGTACCATATTGATTGCTTCAGCGTGTGTCATTTGTTTTCCTTTTAAGAAATCTTATAGTGTTTCTGCATAGCCATTCGCACATCATTCAGCCTACGATAGTGGCCGATATACTTTAACTCTGGCTTAGAATAATACAGCACAAAGTGATTTTCGTCAAGAGGCTTTTTGATATACACTACCCTCATACCCATTAGTTCAGCATCAAATTCCAAATCGTCAATTTCTATTTTCGTCATTTCTTTCATTATGTTTACCTTAATCATTCAGCATAGACTGTATAGCGTTACCTACCTCATAGCTAAGATAGCTACAAAAGCCCGCACAGCAAATCAACGCAAACAACTGAACGTATTCAATAACCGTAATCATATATACCTTACTTAGCTTGGAGAGACTGAATAAGCGTCCAACATTCATTGAACGTAATGTGTCGTGCGACTACCTTACCATCATACCATACCTCATATCGGTCGCCCGTGCGATTAGAAGTATTCCAGTAAATCATTTTCTTTGTGTTGTTGTTCATGTCTGTATTATATAGTATCGGCTAGATGGTGTCAAGAGGCTTAGATCATTCTCTGAAAATATCTTACCTTGAGAGGGTCTTGAGTCTTGATGCCATTCTGAATCAAGTAGACAACCTTTCCATTGTTGACAACTGCTGAAGTGTTTTGAGTAATCTTAATCGTTTCCATTTTCTTTTTCCTTTTCTCTTATGCTTCTATTATACAGTATTTATCGACCATTGCAAGCGAAATCTTCAAATATTTTCAAATATATTTTCATGCCAAACGCAAATATTCTTTTTCCTACCGAGTGGCACACAACTTGCGTTCAAACTTGACGTAAAGTATTGATATATAAGGACTTACAATCAACGAGGGGGGGTGGGGGTTTTATCTTATAGTTTTTTGCCCTATTTTTCCCCTCAAAAACCTGGGGTGGTTTATACACGATATCCAATATAATATTTTATGTATTACCCAATCTATCAGCATCACACGATTCTTCTGACTCTTATTCGACTCAGCAATACTCCATTTTCGTATATTTCAACATTATTCCAGCCCCTACGAAACATATTTCTCCTCAATGGTTCGCTGAACTGCCCAGTAGTTGTAAACGTTTTAGCTTCCCGCCCGTTGATAACCACAGAAATATCAGCAGGATATGGCCGGTTAATTACTCCAAACACTTTGGTTAATGTCACTTTAACTACGCTTGGCTCTGTCTGGATGTAGATATAATCAATTTTATCTAAACCTATTGATAACCTCACAGCATTATTAGCATCTAAAACCCCGCCTGACACCACCTTGTCTGCTAGAGACGGCAACAAGTTTACGCTACTCAATAGATCCATTCTAATATCATTTACAGTCAAGCTATCGTTAGCACTCTTCATCAGCCCAATGGTTCCAGTTACAAATGGTGCAGCCATACTCGTTCCACTTAAATAGCCATATCTATTATTTGGCAATGTGCTATATATCACACTACCCGGAGATGCCAAATCTACGCTATGTTTCCCATAATTTGAAAATCCTACTAGATTGTTCTTACTGTAGTAACTCAAAGCCCCCACGCTCACTACGTTATTAGATGGAAAACATGAAGGATAAGATGGAGTTACGTCAATATTCCTAGCAGAGTTACCAGCCGCAGCCACAAACATAATCTCATTCTTATTAAGATTTTCTACTTCTTGATATAGCATATTTGAAAATCCTGTACCACCACCCCAGCTAGCATTTACAGCCACAATATTCACATTATACTTTTCTTTCATTATGTTAACGTATTTAATAGCTTGTATTGCCCCACCAGTATGTCCCACCCCTCTATCGTCTAGAAACTTTAGTGGCATTATAGATATGTTTGGAGCAACTTGAGTTACAATACCAGCAACATGGGTTCCATGCCCATATTTATCTGTAGGATCGTTTGTATTATTTGCAAAATTCCACCCATTTACATCGTCTATGTATCCATTACCCTCATCGTCAATCCCGTTATTGGCAATTTCGCCCCTATTTACCCATACGTTACTCAGCTTAATATTCATTCCACTATCAATAATTGCCACAACAACATCTTGTGATCCCTTTGTTATAGTATGCGCTAAATTTAGATTAATTTGTTCTAAACCCCACGTACTCAAACTCAACATTTGCCTAGAATTTAATTGCTCAAAGTATAACATGAGAGTCCCTTCTTGTTTTTAGAGTTACGTCCTTAATATATAATATCACAACCTATCAATAAAAAACCATATTTTTGCTTTCTATGTCTTTTGATCGTAATGTGTGTATAATCTAACAGGAGACATTAATATGAATAACAATCAGAATGATCCAAAACAATTAGATTGCTCTTTACATTGCAAGGCTACAGCCAAACTGAAGGAATCTATTAAAGAGGATTTGGAAAAAGAAGACGCTTCACTCAAGGACTTATTAGATAATGGGAATAAAGACACTACCAAAGCTAGTAATTGAAAAAGGAGAACAGGTATTTGGAACCAACAAGATCAAACTCGTTGGTACAGAAGCATTAATTGACGCTGATACAGTCTTAAGTGATGGTATAAAATCAAAACAAATCACTAATAACAACTGTGGTTTCTCTGCGTGTTATGGCTGCGGCTGTGAATTTTTGTATCGCATTGACCAACTACAAGACGGCAAGACTATCAGCGGAGAGATAGGTCGCGGTTATATAGAACATGACCACGAAAGCGATCAGCACTTCTTAATTAGAATGAATCCATTCTACGTTCTTGACGAAACTCAAAACGTCAGCGACCCTGCCGGAACCATATTTGATTTTAAGCCCCTTCCAAATAGCCACCTCGTAATATCTAATTATATTTCTAACGTCCCACAAGAAATACTATGTGAGGACTCATGTGTGTTGACTTCTATAGCCCCACACGTAATGCACCCCGTGCAACTTACCAAAGATACAATACTGGCAAGGGTAGGGTTTGGTGGAATAAAAGCCCTTAAACTTTCTGACCTTTGGAAAACAGAGGCTTTTACAGAGAGTGTTATTAAATCACTAATGTCTTATGCTAAACAGCTTGTTTTTAAGACTACTCAAATAGATGTAAAGAAACTAAAAACCACCCAGCTATTATTTCGCCCCTCTCAAAAGGCACTAGAACAAGCGGGAACAATGTTTCTTGATGAAGAGAGTGGTAAATTAAAAATATATGACGGTACTTCATGGAGAACTATTCGATATGAAGATACCTAGTAATTTAACAGAAAAAGAAACCTTAGACAAAATCAACCTAGTCATTTCTAAAATATCGCCCAAGTACACATTCAGTGGTTATGACATTGATGATATAAAACAAGAGGCTTTTATTATATGCATGGACGCACTTGAAAGATATGACGAGCAACGCCCCCTAGAAAATTTCTTATCAGTTCATCTTTCTAATAGATTAAAAAATTTCATTAGAGACAACTTTTACGTCAAGAACGATGAAGAAAAGAAAAAAGTCTTAATGCCCGTTCCAATTACTCACGATCAAGTAGTTTATGACATTGTAGATTCTCCAGATTTTACCATAACGCTAGAGGAACTTAAAGACACTATAGACTCCAAAATACCAGCAAGCATGAGGATGGATTATCTCAAAATTCTAAACAGTGTATATGTACCAAAAAGTAGAAAAGAAGAAATACTATCTTTTATTAAGGATTTATTAAATGAAGAAGGGTAGAATTTCAAAAGAAGAAGAGAGAATTATTGGGCGACTAGTTAATAGCGCGACCATAGAGGATATTGCAAAGCAACTAGATCGTGATACTGAGTCTGTAGATAGTTTTATTAAGAGAAAATTCAAGGTAGGTTTAACTCCAGAAGATATGGCGGCGTACTCTTTAGAAGATCGCCCTTACTGGATTGAACTGAAATCCCAATTCACTTACGAAGAATTAGAATTATTTAAGTATCACTGGTCACGTATTATTTCTCAGTTTAACGATGATGTTTTACCAACAGAAGAGTTTCAAGTCGTAGATGTTATCAAGCTTGAGATTCTGATGAATAGATGCCTAAAGGGAAATAAAGAAAATATAGAACAGATCAACACTTACGATAAGATTATAAAAGACGAGCGCAGTCGAGATAAAGATCAACAAGACATAGATTATATTATTAACTTAGAAAGACAAGTGGCTTCGCTTCGTGCCTCTCAAGAAAGTTTAAATAGAGATTACAGAGAACTACAAACTAAAAAGGCTACTATTCTTAGAGAGATTAAGGGAACTAGAGAACAAAGGATTAAACGCTTAGAAGATAGCAAGCAGAGTTTTACTAGTTGGGTTACTAGCATGATGCAAGATCCAGACTTAATGAAGCGTTATGGTATAGAGATGGAAAAAATGAGACTAGCAATGAAGAAAGAAGAAGAACGCCTTAGTGCTTTTCATAAGTATGAAGACGGGCAAGTTGATCAACCCTTTTTAACACCGGACACAATTAAGGATTAATTATGAAAAATTATCAAGAAATCGCAGGATGGTTTGATTACCCAAACTCATTTCAGTTTTTAGTAGATACCATACCTGACGGTGGAACATTCGTAGAGTGTGGAGCTTGGCTTGGTCAAAGTTCTGCATATCTATGCGACATTGCCAAAGATAGAATAAATGTATTTATAGTAGACAGTTGGCAAGGTTCTGCAAACGAAGTTGCTACTCATCATAAATTAGCCCAAGAGACAGACATCTATCAGATTTTTTTAGATAATATGGGCGAACGCAAATTCACACCAATTCGCAAGCTGTCTCATGAAGCCGTGTTAGACTTTGCAGACGAATCGTGTGACGTTGTTTATATTGACATGGAGCATACTTATGACGCAGTAAGTAAAGACATTGATATGTGGCTACCAAAGGTTAAAGTTGGTGGATACTTGGCTGGTCATGATTATAACCCCGGATCGTGGCCGGGAGTAGTACAAGCTGTAAATGAAAAATTTCATGATCAATTTCGTATTCTAGACAATTCAACTTGGGTACATAAAAAGGAACAAGCATGAAAGCTATAATTACTGGTATTACTGGTCAGGACGGAAGCCATTTAGCTGATTTTCTACTATCCAAAAATTATGAAGTTATTGGAGTAGCAAGAAGAGCTAGCACTGACAATACTCAAAGAATAAAACATTTATTACATGATTCTAGATTCAATTTGGTGGAAGGAGATATTACTGATACGAGTAGTATTATCAATATTCTTAAATATACCGAACACGTAGATGAAATCTACAATTTGGCGGCTCAATCTCATGTAGCTACCTCTTTTAAACAACCAGCATTAACTTGGGACATTACCGGTAAGGGTTGTATTAATATACTACAGTCTATAGTAGATCTTGATTTATTAGATGTTAGATTCTATCAAGCTTCTTCTAGTGAAATGTTTGGAAGTTCTTATGATGCGAACTTTAGTGGGGATAAGTTTCAAAATGAAGAAACCAAACTTATGCCAAATTCACCATACGCAATTGCTAAGTGTGCGGCTCATTACGCAGTAAGACTTTTTAGAGATGCATACGGCTTACATGCCAGTTCTGGTATTTTGTTTAATCACGAAGGCCCACGACGCGGAGACAATTTTGTTACTCAAAAAATTGTTAAATGGATCGCTAATTTTGTTAGATGGTTAAACAGTAACGATCAAATATCTAACACAATAGAATTTACAAGTGAAGAAATTATAGTCAATGGCAACAAGTTCCCTAAACTTAGATTAGGTAATATAGATTCTTTTAGAGATTGGGGATATGCTGGAGATTATGTGGAAGCCATGTGGCTAATGACACAACAAGAATCACCAGACGATTATGTGATTTGTACAGGAGAGACTCACACTATAGCAGAATTTTTAGACATAGCATTTAATTATGTTGGATTAACTGAGTGGAGAGAGTATATCTATATAGATCCAGAATTCTTCAGACCTTCAGAAGTAGATTATCTACGAGGAGATTGCTCAAAAGCAAAAAAGAAACTTGGCTGGACTCCGAAGTATAAACTAGAAGGCTTGGTTAAATTGATGCTAGATGCGCAACTTTAAAGTAAGCATAGACTTATCAGATTTTCAGGTAGATCTTAAAAGATTTTTATTGAAAGAATTTTCGTTACCATTTTCTCTTGTATTTATAGAAGAAAACAATCCAGATGACGCTTGCTGTGAGTTAGTTACTAGACTTATAACACTTATTCTATCTCAAGACCACTCAATAGCTACACGTATTTTATGCAGAAGAATCAGAAAAAATATTAGAATAGATAAAATTCAATCTTTATGAAAAGAAATTATGATGATCCTCAATATGCCCAGTTTAGAAAAGATGTCTTAAAAAGAGATAAACGTCAGTGTCGTATGCCGGGATGTAAATGCAAAACCACTTTACAAGTTCATCATATTAAAAAATGGTCTAAAGCTTCCGCGTTAAGGTATGATACAAATAATGGTATTACTTTATGTAAGAAGTGCCACAAGTCTATAACTGGGAAAGAACGACACTACGAACATTTATTTGAGAGTATAATTAATGGAATATAAATCAGCACCAAAGTTCTTAGTAATTAAAGATACTAGAGAACAAGAAGGTTATCATTTTAGCGCATTTAACACTTGCTCTGGCATGGTAGAACAAAAATTGGACACTGGAGATTATTCTATTGCTGGTTTAGAGGATAAAATTTGCATAGAAAGAAAAGGCTGTGTAGAAGAGCTAGCTATCAATTTAGGCCAAAAGAAACACGCCTTTCTTAACGAGATAGAAAGAATGGCTAGTTTTAAACATAAGTATCTAGTTCTAGAATTTTCTTTGGAAGATCTTCTTAAGTTCCCAGAAGAGACACGTATACCAATTAAGAATAAATCATCCGTAAAAATTACCGGAAGGTATATGTTAAAATGTTTAATAGAATTTGAGTTATACAATGGAGTACACATCTTGTTCTGCGGAAACAAACATTCCGCATTTCTGGCAGTTAGTAGTATTTTCAAGCGAATTAATGAAATGTATACTATTGGGAGAAAAAAATAATATGACTCACGATAAAGATTTATTACATGATCTGCATAACTATAGCTGCAATTTAGACAGTAGAGAAATATTCTTACATAATACGTATAATTCTGATGATAATATTAATCCCGGTGTAGAATACAAAATGTCTAATATGTTTCTTAAAAACATAAGAGCTTTAGAATTAAAATCTGATAATCCAATAACTATACATATGCAAAGCATTGGCGGTGAGTGGAGTGATGGGATGGCTATATTTGATGCTATTTCTATGTCTAAGTGCTTTGTCACAATCATAGCTTATGGTCAAGCGGAATCTATGAGTAGTATTATTTTTCAAGCTGCTGATAGGCGACTCATCACGCCAAACACCTACTTTATGACACATTTTGGTTCTACTGAAGCTGGAGGTCATTATCTTAATGTGCAGAATTTTGTCAAATACGAAAAATATTTATGCGATATAATGATGGACATCTATGGCAAAAAATGTTCTAATGGTCAGTTCTTTAAAGAGAAATATGGCAAGAATCCGCCACTTAGTAAAGTGAAAAATTTTCTTAATACTAAACTCAAATCTGGAGATTGGTTTATTAATGCTCACGATGCTGTGTATTACGGATTCGCAGACGAAGTAATAGAAACATGGCAACAACTAAACTAAAAACTATAGATGAAGCTTGGCTTGGGTTAGACGTAGTTGATTCTACGTTGTTTAATCCTATGCAGTTAGCTTCTCCCCTTGATGAAGATTTTCATTTACGTTTGTCGTGGCTAATGACAAGGCCGTATTATCTTTCATTCGTTACTCAACACATATTAAACATACAATTATTACCATCTCAAGCTTTATTTTTAAATGAAATTTGGAACAGAAAATTTCCAATGTTAATCGCTAGTCGAGGTTTTGGCAAGAGTTTTACCTTGGCTTTATACGCAGTTCTTAGAGCTTTAATATTACCAAAAAGAAAAGTCGTTGTAGTAGGTGCCGCATTTCGACAATCTAAAGTACTATTTGAGTATATGGAAACTATATGGCGAAATTCTCCTATGCTTAGAGATATTTGCGATTCAGACAGTGGTCCACGTAGAGATACAGACAGATGTACTCTAAGAATAAATGAAAGCACAATTACTTGCTTGCCTCTTGGCGACGGACAGAAGATTAGAGGTCAACGAGCTAATGATATTATTGCTGACGAATTTGCATCTATACCAAGAGAAATTTTTGAAAATGTTGTAGCTGGTTTCGCAGCCGTTAGTGCTGATCCAGTATCTAATGTCAAGAAGCTAGCTGCTCAAAAGAAAGCTAATGAATTAGGCGTTCTTATAGAAGAAGAAAAATCAGAACAAAAACGAGATAATCAAATTATTTTATCTGGAACTGCATATTATGATTTTAATCACTTTGCCAATTACTGGAAAAAATGGAAATCAATTATACATAGCAAGGGGCAAATTCACAAGCTAAGAGAAATTTTTGGCGAAGATCCTCCAGAAAATTTTGATTGGACTCAATATTCTATTATTCGTATGCCGTATGAACTTCTACCAAAAGGCTTTATGGATGCCGACCAAGTAGCTAGATCTAAAGCTACTGTACATGCTGGTATTTACCAAATGGAATATGGAGCATGTTTCACTAGAGATAGTCAAGGTTTTTTCAAAAGGTCGTTAATTGAGTCTTGCGTTGTTTCTGATGAGCATAATATCAAAGACAGCAATGGTGAAAATATCAAATTTGAAGCTAGGCTAATAGGAGATAATACTAAAAAATATGTATTCGGAGTAGACCCAGCTTCTGAAGTAGATAATTTTAGCATTGTAGTCTTAGAATTAAATGCTAGCCACAGAAGAATTGTTCACTGTTGGACTACAACAAGAAATGAACATAAAGAAAAAGTCAAAAAGGGATATGTAAGCGAAACAGACTTTTATGCTTATTGCGCACGAAAGATTAGAGATCTAATGAAGCTATTTCCCTGTGTACACATAGCTATGGACGCGCAAGGTGGCGGTGTTGCTATTATGGAATCGTTACACGATTTAGATAAAATTAAAGAAGGCGAACTACCAATATGGCCCACCATTGATGACGATAAACCAAAAGATACTGACGGCGAAAGAGGTTTACATATTTTAGAAATGTGTCAATTCGCTAAGTATGAATGGCTAGCAGAAGCAAACCACGGTATGCGAAAAGACTTTGAAGACAAAGTATTATTATTCCCATATTTTGACACATTAAGTCTAGATATATCTTCTTATGAAGATGATAGTAAAAATAGAATGTTTGACACTTTAGAAGAGTGCGTAATGGATATAGAGGAGCTTAAAGATGAGCTTTCTATGATCCAAATGACGCAAACTAGTGCTGGTAGAGACAGGTGGGATACGCCAGAGGTTGTTATCGGTACTGGGAAAAAGAGCAAAATGCGTAAGGATAGATATTCTGCGCTATTAATGTCTAACATGGCTGCTAGAACCTTACAAAGAACGCCAACACAACAAGAATATCAATTTTATGGCGGTTTTGCTACAGGTGGCTTTATGCCAAAAACAGATGATAAATTATACTCTGGTCCAAGTTGGTTCTCAGAGAATATGAAAGATGTGTATTAATAATTAGTCAATCCAATTATAATCCAATTGAGGCTTTATCATGAGTAATGAAGATATGTTAACTTGGTCAGACGAAGATTTTAGCAGCAAGACAAATGCTATGTCACAATTATCTGATAATATATCTCATTATCAAGGTGTCAGCAAAAGCACAGGTACTCATTACAGAAATTTTATAGACATTGAACCAAATAGGTCTGTAAAACCGGGATTTACTAAAGATGACTATTACGCCTTTAGACCCAACGAAGCTGTACCAAATCAGCAGCGTAGAATTATTAAAATGTGCATGGATGCTTATGATAAAGTTGGTATTATTAGAAATATAATCGATCTAATGGGAGACTTTGGTAGTCAAGGTATACAAATTGTACATAGAGATAAAAGTGTTGAAAAATTTTATCAGCAATGGTTTAAAAGCATTAATGGAAAAGAAAGATCAGAAAGATTTTTGAATAATCTATATAAGTGCGGAAATGTTATTGTTTATAGAAGCTACGCCAAAGTTACACCACAGCTAAATAATTACATGAAAGCCCTATCTAATGACATTAAAGTAGAAGTACCTAACGCGCTTAAGAATCAAATTCCTTGGAGATATAATTTTTTTAATCCACTAACCGTCAAAATGAAAGATGGAAACCTATCCTTGTTTATGGGTTTGCAAAATTATACTATTACTACCAATTCTTTCTTTGATAAATTCCAAGCTGGAGACATCCCAAGCAATGTACTGGAAACCCTACCTCCAGTAATCAAGCAAAGTTTAATGCGTGGAGAAAAAGACATCCCGCTAGATGCAGAAAGACTAGGTGTTTTTTACTACAAGAAAGACGATTGGAGACAGTGGGCTAATCCCATGATTTATGCAATATTAGATGATATTGTAATGTTGGAAAAAATGAGATTAGCAGACTTATCCGCTCTTGATGGCGCAATATCTAACATAAGGCTATGGACCTTGGGTAGTTTAGAACATAAGATTTTACCAAACAAAGCAGCTATTAATAAATTACGAGACATTCTCGCAAGCAATGTTGGCGGCGGCACTATGGAGCTAGTTTGGGGTCCAGAACTTAGCTTTACAGAATCCAATAGCGAAGTATACAAATTTTTAGGCTCTGAAAAATACAGCGCCGTTCTTAACAGTATTTACGCTGGCCTTGGCGTTCCTCCTACTTTAACTGGCATGGCTACTAACGGTGGTGGATTTACGAATAACTTTATTTCACTCAAAACTTTGCTTGAAAGATTGCAATACGGTAGAGATCAGTTAGTTAGATTTTGGGAAAAAGAAGTAGAGATTGTTAGAAAGGCTATGGGCTTTAGATACAAAGCTCATATTCAATTTGACCAAATGACCTTATCTGATGAAGCTGCGACTAAAAATCTACTAATACAACTAGCTGATAGAGACATCATTAGTCACGAAACTCTATTAGAACGATTTAAAGAAATCCCACAAATAGAAAATATTAGACTAAAAAGAGAGTTAGAAAAGAGAGAAAACGATGGGCCACCAAAGGCCAGCCCGTTTCACAACGCTAATCACAAACAAGATCTAGAAAAAATTAATAAACAAGGACAAATCAATATCAAAAAACAAAAAGAGACTAAACAAAACGGAAGACCAAATTTTCAACAAGACACAACTGTAAGAAAACAGCGTGTTGCTACACCAAAGTCTAAGCCGGGAGTAGCTGAATTAGTAGTTTGGACAGAATCTGCTTGGAATAAAGTTTCTTCCACGCTCACAAATGCATATCTAAACGTACACAACAAGAAAAATCTTCGACAATTAAATAAAGCAGAATTTAATGATTTAGAGCAACTAAAGTTAGATATTTTCACTAACTTAGAAATACTCTCAGATATTAGCGACGAATCTATTTTTTCTATTTTGAAGGCTGGACTAAAAACATCTCCAGAATTTATGAGTAAGTTAAAATCAGCTAATATTAACATGGATAATATGAATATTGATATTTATAGAAGAAGTGTTATAGGTCAGTATGTTGAGGAAAATACATAAAAATCTAAAAAAAATACTCTTTTGTGTATAATGTTGAGAGGAGCAAAAATGAAAATATATCCACAAGAAATTAGAGACGGTGTAGCTGATGCTGTACAAGCATCTGCCAGTGTCGCTTATTGTTCCCCCGCTTCTGTTTCTACAACTATTAGCAATCATTCTGTAGCATTCGCAGAGACAGTAAAAGCGCAAAGCGCCAATCCGAAACAGATAGATTTATATTACATCAAATCTATTTTAGTTTCTACAGGATGGAACAAAAATGATGACGTTTTTGATCCAAGTCAAACTTGGGCCGCTAGAAATACACCAGAAGACAAACAATTTAACTTCATGCACAATGAAAATGATATTATTGGTCACATTACCGGCAGCTATGTAGTTGAAAAAAATGGACAACTAATATCAAGTGATACTCAGCCAGAGGATTTCGACATTATAACCGAGGCTGTGCTATATAATAGCTGGACAAATCCAGAAAATAGGGAAAGAATGACTCAAATTATTGCTGAAATAGAAAATGGCAAGTGGTTTGTTTCTATGGAATGTTTGTTTGCTGGGTTTGATTATGCTTTAGTAGATAATAATGGAGATGCTAAAAAATTGGAAAGAAATGAAGGATCAGCATTTTTAACTAAGCATTTACGTG